CTCCCGAGGCGGAGGTTGCATCGTGGCGAGTGTGACGGTCTGCAGCGGCAGCCCGGGATCAGCGCGCGCGGAAACCGCGACTGCAGCCGCAAGATCAGCAGCGATCACCCAGGCCGGCGTCGGCGACCCGTTGAAGCCCATGATCGACCCGTGCTCGTCGTTGCGAGTAACGCCGAAGGTCGTCAGCGCACTTAGCGTGCCCCGAAACGCGGCATAGAAGCCGCCGTAAAGCTGCTGGCTCCAGCTCCAGCGCCCGGTCTGGGTGCTGAGAAAGGATTTCATGGCGTCCAGCGACGTGCTGTCGGTGTACGGGAATGCAATGAAATCGAATTGTTGGTCGCCGAGGTTTGCGAGCGCGGTCGCGAGCGTCGACGGATTCGTCGCGCCGGCGCTCATCGGCGTGATCGTCACGGCCAAGCCGGCCGGCGTCGTTTCGCCAGCTAGCGTGCCTCCGTAGTTCAACTGGATGTCGATATCGTTGCCAGCAGCGCCCTTGTTGACCGCCGTGAAATCGACTTTGGACGGCGTCGTCCCGTCGACGGATGCGGTCACAGGCAGATCGGGGAGCGTTGCCATCTGCGCAGCCAATGCGGTAGCCATCTGCGCAAGCGTCATGGTGGGCGTCACGACGAGCGATATACGTTGGCCACCGATGTACAGGTAGAGGACGCCTGTCGCGGTTGCCTGACTCGTGAATGCGAGGCTGCCGGCCGCGGCAGTTGCCGCGACGTCGTCCTGCAGTGGGAGAAGCCAGACTTCGCCGAAGGAATCGCGTTTGCGATATGCGGCCGTCATGAGGGCGAGCATCGACCCCTGACCGGCCAGCGCCTTCGTCGCGCTGACGCCCTGGCAGATCTGCTGGACGTTGGGGGTGCCAGGAGCGCCAGCCTTCATCTGGCCGATAAGCAGCGCGCGCAGCGATTGCTGCCCGGTGTTCGCGTTCGAAGGATCGATGTCCGCGTAAAAAAGCGGCACGCGGACGTCCTGCGGAATGTTCGGAAACGAGATATCGCCCATTTACTTTTGCTCCTGTTCCGCATCCGCCGGCAGCAACTGCACGGCGCCCTTCGTGTCGATCGAGCCGACTTTCGTCGCTTCCGCCTTCTCGCCGACCTTTACCGCATCGCGATCCCGGATGCGGCGCAGCCAGAAGCCGTCGAAGTCGTCGACCTGCATGCCTTCCTCGGGCACGACCGTCACGGGCTTTCGCAGGCCTTCCACCGGCGCGGCGGATAAGAGTTGCTTCGTGACCGGGTCGCGCAGCAGCACGTCCGGTGCGGGTTTCACAAACATGGGAGTCCTCTACTGGGGAAGGTTGATCGTGAGGCCTGGCTCGGTCGTCCCGTTCGGCTCCTGAACCGTGACGTCCACCCCTTGAAGAGGTATGAGCGCGGGTTGGTAGAAGTCACTCGGTCCCTGCACAAACTCGAGACCGAAGTCGATCACCAATTCGCCGATCGGGGCCGAGCCTTCGCCGGGGACGTTGATCGTTGAGCGGAAGTACGGGTATTGCTGCAACAGCGACATCAACGGCGGGTAATTGACGATCGCGGCCTTGATCTGCTCGCGCAGATCTTCAAGCTGCTCCTCGACCATGACCGCCGCTTGATCGTTCGTTTGGGCTGCTGCCTGCGCACGCGCTGTGATCCGCAGCTTCGTCGTGACGGTAAACGCCGGCGCGCCGTTCGGCCCCCATCCATCTCCATCCTCATCTGGCGTCTGGACGAGCAACATCGGGTAGGTGTTGTTCCACGTGGCCCAAGTGCGCGGCGAAAAGACGTTCGCACCTGCAGCCGTCGCATATTGCGCAAGCGTCACCGAGTTCTGGGCCAATAGTCCCTGGACGGCAGCCTCGCGCAAGTCACGTGAGGTCGTCATTGCGCACCCAGATCGAGGTAGGCCCAGCCTAGGCCGTCGAAATCGGCATCCTTGATCACATAGCTCACGCCATCGACCAGAACAATGCCGCTCTGCACGGGCGGTGCTGGAAGTTGCGAGAGCTGCAGGCCGAGGGTCGCCACCGTGATATTCGCATCCGGCGTCCCGTCGTCACCGAACACGCGCTCGGTGATCAGCGTGAAAATGCCGAGCACGGTGACGGGCGAGCCACCAGGCGCCGTGTAGGTCACCGGCAGCTGGTCGCCGAGCGTCGAGCCGATCGCCGCGTTCAGCGTCCCGTCGAAATCAATCACGATCAGGCGCCGGCGCGTCCGGTTTGCAGCATCTCCGGCCGCGTGCAGATGTGAAGGGGGTATGAATACGCCTCGACCTTCCACCACGAATTGCGATCGCGATCGAAGATCGGGATCATGTAGATCGGCTTGCCCGGCGTGTTCACCCACTCGAACGATTCGCCCGGCGCCAGCGCGCGACGGAACACGCCGGGCGCGCCGACGGGGAAGAATTTCACCTTGTCGTCGGGGATCTTGATGGTCGTGTTGTCGTCCGACCCACGATAGTTCATCCAGTACACGCCGGCGAACTTGAACGTGTCGAATGCCGCGCCCTGGCTATCGTCGCGGAGATCCGCGGCCGCCGACCAGTTGATGTATGTGCGGATCACGTCGGGATGGTTCACGAATTCGTCGTAGAACTGGTCTCCGCACATTGCGTAGACACGCGTGGTAGGAAGCCATGCGCCCTGTGCCTTACGCATCATGCTTCGTCGGACGCCGTTGACGATCGGACGGATGGAGTTTGCGGTTCCCGCCGGCAGATCGAAAGGCACCTCCGTTGCCGGCGTGATGCCGAATTCGTCGAAGAAGTCGTAGATCACGGAGCCGTCTTTGTCCAACAGAAGCCCCTGGACCGCCGCGACTCGGTGGTATTCCCAAGTGTACTCATGGTTCTTCAGCAGCCCCGTCGGCCCACTCACGCGACGCGCGACTTCAGCTTGCACCTGCATGAGTTCGGACTCGGTACCGAACGCGCGGATATCCTGAATTTCGTTCGCGTAGATCGTGTCCGAATGCATCAGCCGCGGCACCTTGAAGTAACGAGCCTCGCGCTGTTCCGTGACACGCTGCGTGCCCTCTCCACCCCGCGGAGAGGTCGGGATGATGATCAGTTGCCCCTGGCGCTGTTCGACCGCGAGCGTCGTGTTGCGGATCGGCTCGTCATCGAAGATGTCGAGATCGCCCAGCCCTTGCGGCTGGTACGGGTATTTGTCGACTGCAGCCGTGAGCTGAATGGTGGAGAAAGCGTCTTGATGGAATACGTCCAAGCTGGCCATTATTTGGCTCCGGAAAAAATAATGGCCGCTTGCGCGGCCATAAAAGACGATCTGAAAATCCTGCGGATGACGACTAGCGGGTAACGATCCCCAGCTTTGCGAGCTGGCCCTGCGCGGTCGCGATCTGCGCCGCGGTGATTCCCGTCGGCCAAATGAGCTCACCGCCGTTCACCTCGGCATCGCGAGTGACAGCGAGCCCGGGCACATTGGCCAATGTCGCGTCGTAGGTGCCGAAGCACACCGCCGCCGCGATTTGCGTGCCGTCGATCGCCGTCGGATTCACCGGCACGAACGTTTCGGACACGGCCGATACGTCGATGTCGAACTCGTCGCCGACAGCAAAATCCGTCGCTCCGTCCGCGATCTCGAACTTGATTTGATCCGAGAACGTCGCGCCCACGACGACATCGCCGAGGACGTTCCCGTCCGGATCGAAGACGCGGAAGGTTCCGCTATTGGCAGCTGCGACCGTGCACCGGACGACGTAGATGCCAGCTTGAGCATTCGGCAAAACGGGAGTCGTCGCGTCGATCGTGAAAACGCCATTGCCGGTATTGCCAGCCTTGGCGGTCGCTGCAGCCGTTCCAGCAGCCTTCTTGGCGAGCACCTCGCCGGGCAGATGCTTGACAGCACCGCTGAGAGTGATTGCGTCGCGGGAGCGGTGTCCGCGCGCTTCCGACACGATGAAACCACCGTCGTGCCGGTTTTCAGTGAGGGGAGTCTGAGCCATGATCGAATTCCAGAGTTGGGAGATTGACTGCGGCGTCGGTGCTTACCGGGCCGGCCGCCGCTTCGCGCCAGCCTTTTCGAACGCACGATCCCAGCTGGCCTGGATCGATTGATCGCCCGACATGCTTCGATCGCTATCGATAGCGAGCCGCGGATTCTGGCGCTGACCACGGCTGCCCTCCGGCGCCGGCGCTCCCTCGAGGACGCTGATCGCCTCGCTGCGCGTCATGCGGGTGGTGAATGCGAGCTTGGCTGCCAGGACGGGATTGCGGCCGGCGCCCTTGCTCGCGAAGATCGCGGCGCAGCGAGCGCGCTCGCGGCGACGGGCACGCGCGGAAGCGCTATTGCCGCTCATTTCCTCCTCGTCATCGTCGTCCTGGTCCGCACGTTCTTCGTCGTTATCGTCCGCGGCTCGCTTGCCTTTCTTGCTTTTGCCGCCCTTGTCGGTTTGGTCGTCCCCGTTCCCGTCTTCATCATCGTCGTCCGACTCACCGCCTTCGGCGCGGCTGCCCTTCTTGCTGTTACCGTCCTCGCGATCCTGCTGCTCGTCGTCCTCGTCTTCGGCCGCGCGACTGCCGCGCTTGCCCTTACCGCTGTCGTTGTCATCGTCCTGACGATCTTCGGCGCGGGCGCCGCGGCCGAGATGGGCGAAGCTCAACCCACCTCGAGACATGAGGTTGCGTAACGTATTGCTCATTGGATTTACCCTGATGGTGGGATGAATCAGCCCAGCTCGTCGAGCAGGGACAAAAAGGCATCCTCCGGCGCCATGACGGCGTCGGCGAAGCCGATGTCGACGCCGGCGGCGCCGAGAAACGTGCCGGCCTGTGTGTCGCGCACGGCCGAAGTTTTCAGATCACGATTACGCGCGACAGTCTTGACGAAGATCTCGCCCATCTTGTCGACGTCAGCCTGGAAGCGGGCCAGCGCATCTTTCGACAATGGATTGAACTCATTGCCGTCAGCCTTTTTCGCGCCGTAGTGGATCAGCGTCACATCGATACCTGCCTTCGATAGCGCCTGCGACATGTCGACGTGCATGCAGATGACGCCCACGCTACCCGTGCCGCCTGTCCGCGGCACGATAATCCGATCGGCAGCGCTGGCGATCGCATACGCCGCCGAGTAGGCGCTCTCGGTAAGCACCGCCCAGATTGGCTTACGGCCCCGCGCTTGATAGATCGAATCGACAAGATCGAAGCATCCCGCGACCT